GAGAAACCTAGAACCCGAGTTGGGTTCTAGGGGTGAGTAGGATCAGTCGTCGGTCTCTTCGACGAGCTCAGCGTCCACGACGTCGGCGTCCGATTCGATGGCGGCGGAAGCCTCGTCATCACTGTCGCTGGAGTTAGCAAGGGCCTTCACCAGGACGAGCGCGGCGAAACCGGCTGCGGCGGGCAGCACGTAACGCGCACTCTTCTTGGCGACGGCACCGAGCTTGGTCCAGTTAACGGCGACGATGGGGGTCTCGTCTTCAACGGTCTCGGAGTGCTCGACAACGGCGGGAGCGGTGTTCTCGGACATGAGAGTTCCTTTCGAGTTGATGGGGTCTCATTATAGTGCGTGCAGAAATTGCGAAAGCCTATGCCCTCTGTTGGAGGGCACGGGCCGTCTAGTTGGTCTGAGATTTCTTCATGGAGTCGATGGTCTCAGCAAGGGTCTCGGCGTACTGTCGTCCGGCCTTGTCACCGACATATGTACCAAGGACACTACTTCCGACGCCGTAGATGGCGGTCAATACCACTCCGGCTGGAGGGCAGAGAGCGCCGACAACGGCACCGGCGGTAATGCTGGCAGATGTCGAGGCGACAAGGGATACGACTTTGTATCCAGTGGTCTCTTTGAAACTCATGGTCATTCCTTTCTAGATGGGTCTCGTTATAGGCGGTGCTCCTTTCACGAAAGCTTGAACCACTTCTCCGTGGGCTCGACGACGAAATCGATCACCACGACGGCTTTCCCGTCGTCCGAGACCTGGGCGCCGTAGTGCACCTCGATCTGCCTCTGCTCATTCCACCCGAGTTGGTCACCCAAGGAAATACCCTCGAGGCCGATGCCGGCGTAGAACTCGTTGAGGCTGACGCACATCTCACGGAGTAGTGTGTAGTTCAGTTCGTTGACGACACGGTCGATCTTGTTGACCGTGGACTTGAAATAACGGCCACTGTAGGCGTCGTAGAACAGAACATCGCCATCACCACAAACCACAGCTGCGTCACGAGGATATGGATCCATCTTGGACGCGGCATTCTGGGAGATCGTCTTCTCCTCCGGACCAAGGCGATCTTGGACGGATGCGCGGTAACGGTCGTAAACCTGGCGCGTACCCTCGTAGGCAAGGAGCAGGGACGACTCACGCTTGACCGAGATGCTGTGAGCGCCGATGACGCAAGCTCCCGTGGCCAATATGGCGATGGCTGGAGGAGCGTAGATCTTGGCGTAGATCTTGATCCGCTGCTCCTTTGTGAGGCGCTTGAAGTCGTCAATATCCCATTCCTGCATCTGACGGTCTGCATGGACGCTCAGAGCGACCGATGCCCCGAGGCCTAGCAGCGCCAGTCCGGTGAGGATATGATGCGAGTTGCGTACGACGAAGTCCTGGGCAGCTTTGACGAATGCGAGGTTCACTTGCTCTCCTCTCCAATATTGATGAGTGCTTTATACCACTCGTTATCTTCCAGATTGGTCTCGCGCTCCCGAATGTAGTCACGATACATCGTCTTTACAGAATCACTCACGCTACTCTGGATAGCATTGATGAGCATCTGCTTGGCGACTTCGGGGGCTACGTCGGCTGGAACCGTGAGTGTGACCTTCTGTGTATTTGTGATGGGATCCAGATCGGAGAATTCCAGCTGGATGTCATCCTGGTCCATTTGCGTTCCTTTCTATCGAGAAACCTAGAACCCGGGTTGGGTTCTAGGGAGTGTCAGAGATTGTGGTCGATATGGGTAGGGGTGGTGAAATCCTGCTTCGAGATCTTGTAACGGGAAAGCACCCACTTGACGATGGCGTAAATGCCAACGCAGTAGATGACAGACTTGACAAGGTTCTCGACGAGGCGGGAGATCAGCATGATCAATCCTTTCGGTCTATGGGTCTCATTATATGCTCTGCTGATCCTGCGAGAAACCTAGAACCCGTGAAGGTTCTAGGCGTGAGAGTCACTTCTTGGTAGAGTTCTGTCGGAAGATCTTCTCGATCTCGGCCCAATCCTCTTCGAGATACTTCTCTACATTGTCGGTCTCCTGGGCGGGCTGATCTGAAGCAAACTTAAGAAGGTGCCGCTGGCGGCGGACGGTCTTCTTGAGCTCCTTGATCTGCTGCGCCTGGGAGTAGACGGTGTACAGAAACATGACGAAGGAGATGAAACCGAATGCGATGAAGAGGCTAGACATGGCGAATTCCTTTCGTGAGGGGTCTCGTTATAAGGCTTGCAAAATCCGCGTTCCAATTTTCCCACCCGGGAATTTTTGGATTTCGAAAATCAGAACGTTTGCGAAAAACCTAGAACCCTTGTGGGGTCCTAGGTCTTTCGTGTCTCAGATGCGGATCTTTGCGACGAATCCGAGTGCCTTGGAGGCGACGGGGAAGATCTGCTCAGCCTTCACGATGGCGAGGATTCCGAGGATGGAGCCGGCGGCGCCCACCACGGCATCGGGGCTGGGGCAGAAACGACGGTGTTTTGCGTCTTGAATCTGCTCAAGCTCCTTGATGCTGCGGAGAGCTTCGCGATAGGCTTCACTGTCGGGATCCATGCCGTCGATGAAAGCGTAAGCCTCTTCGAGGGCCTTCTTGGTGTTCGGCTTGTTGTCGGACATGGTATTCCTTTCAAATGAGGGGTATCATTATAGACCATGTCGATCCCGCGGATCGTCAGACCTCGGAGACCTTCAGAGTGGCCGTGTCCTTCTTGGTCATGTCCTGAGCGGGGGTCTCCAGAGCGGCGTAAACCTCCTGGTTCTTGTGGTCCACATGGAGCACGCCGTCAACCTCGGGCTCGTAGTTCTTGGCCGCAAGACCGAGCAGAGCGCCCAGGAAAGTGTCGAGAGCGGTGATGGTACCCACAACCGCCTCAGTGTGAGGGAAGCCCCACAAACCCGCCAGGGCGAGATACAGGGTGGCTAGGGCAGGAAGCAGGATCTGAGCAATCCACTTCAGTGTGTTGTAGGTCTGATTCGACAGCGACATAGCGCTTGTCCTTTCTTCGGGTGTCAGGAAAATGGATCGGAAGCCGGTTCACGGCGTCCATTACCTTTTCGGCAGTCCCGTTTCCGCCGAAAGTGTGGTAGGGCTGATACAGATACTTCTGTAAGTCCTCAAACTCATCGATGGTGATGTAACCACGGGACAGATATGCGGTTCCCATAGCCACGATCTGGTTGTGCGCTAGCCCCAGCATCAGCTGCGTCTTGGCATCATGCCTTTCCGCACGTTTCTGGAGATATGCCCAGAGACCAGTACTGGTGAGAACGGAGCCGAATATGGTAATCACCAGCTCCACAGTATGAGACATTTAGCCTCCGATAGAAACGATTGGGCGCACCCCGTACTTCTCGGTCCACTGGGCCCAAGTAACTCGGCGCTGATCGCCGTAGTACAGGCCGTAGTAGTCCTTGGAAATCTGATCCCGGAGCCAGAAGGACTCGCTGGGAGTCGGAATCGGGTTGCCAACACGAAAATACGAGAACTGACGAGAGATGGGGCCGATGGTGTGGGTGTCGCCGTTGATGCGGTTGTGCACAAGATATGAGCCGAACATCTCGAACTCGGATGGAATGGTGAGTTGCGGGTACTCCCAGGCCCAGTCCTTCTCTGTTCGCTCCCAGGCGTTTCCGGTGTTCTCGTAACCGTGCGGTTCCATAACGGGGAACGTCCGGAAGTCCGACATGGCGAAGACCTGGGTAAGCGTGGAGAAACGTACCATGCCGTTGGAATAGTCTCGTCGCATCTTGGAGCCGTTCCAGCCGTATTCGCACCATCCAGACTCGCCAATATTGTCGATTCCTAGGTTGCGGTCGCTCATGACCGTAATGCGGTGCTGATTCTCGCCATTCGGGTAGTCCAGCCACCGGTCGAAGTCGACGATGATCCACTTGCAGGAATTATCGTTGTACTGCCAGTAGTCACCCAGCCACAAGCCGTCGAACGTCCCGTTTCGAATGGCTGCCTTCTGGGCGGGCGTCATGACTCTGCCCAGGTTGTTGCCCCGAGTGATAACTCGTTTGAGATTCGGGTCGTTGTTGAAGGCGTTGAGGAAATCGTTCTTGTTGTTAAGAGCGATCTGCTTGGGCTGCATGACACTCTGAGCCCACTGAGCATACTGAGCGCCAACCCTACCGCGGCAGTCCGTGACTTCGAAGTCCGCGTTCGTCTTGGCTCCCCTGGGGACCCGAATATAGGCGATGATGACTTCGAAGGTGTCGTTCGTCTGGGTAGGTTGTGGAACACCGCCACCCGAAGTTCCCTGAATAACACGGGTACCAGCGGAACGAACGCCAGGCGTCTTGTCGACCCTGAGGGTTATGGCATCGTAACGATCGCCGTCCGTAGCGCCCTCGGTGAGTGCGTAGACCTTGTTTGCGTCGTTCTCAATCCAGTGCCCCTTGAACCAGGCGCGGCCAGACTGTACGATGATCTCTCGTCCGGAGCCCTTGGCCACCTGGTAGCCTCGACCCCAGTTCTGGAATATGCCGTCCGAGATGACTCCGTCGAACATGCGGCCGAAGTCATCAGCGGAGTACTTCCTGTCTCCATTAATGGAAACGAAGAATCCTGATTTCTCTGTCATGTGATGTTCAACCCCGGTTTCGACTTCTGAATATCGGACAAGGACTCGAACGTTGGATAGAAGACGTCACCCTCCGAGTCCGAGGATGTACGAATGTACTCGGTTACCCGAGCGATGTCCTGCTGCCCAAACTCGTTCTGGATCTGCACGAAATCGCCCAGGAAGAAGTCCTCGTTATAAGTATACATGGACTGTTGGGCAGCCTCACCCGAGAACATCTCAATGGGCATGTGACGCCACAGTTCGGTATTGCACTGCTCGTGGATTTGGCGATAAATGGATTCGGGGTCGATCGACGCCACCCCCCACTGACCGCTCCCTTTCGAGATCATGTACCCGTTGGTGTGTTCGATCGACGGACTCTGGAAATAACCTTCTCGCAGACCAAGTCCCCTGGTACCGACGGTGACGGAGTTGTTCTGCATCGCGGAGTCTCGGTTGTCATCGAGATACTCTTTTGATAGCTGCAACTCCAAGGGTACAGTGAATTTCACAGCGCCCGAGAATATCTTTGTTCGCGTAGACACCTTGGACTTGAAGTAGGTTGCCTTGGACAGGTTGTCATACTTCGGAGAGAATACTACCGGCGGACGATCACCTTGATTGAATGTTCGGTTCACGCCGTTATACGTATATCCGTACCAGTAATACGGATCTTCCCCGTCATACTCGATAGCCCATCCAGACATGGTCAAATCGGTTAGGCTCTGAACGAGCTTATACCAGGAGCCTTCCATAATATATGGATCGGTATCATCATAGGCCGCATGAGAGTAATCGGCATTACGCGTCATGTTTCGGACAGTGCCGTTGGCATTAGCCCTGATGTTTCCGATGTCCATGGAGGAAACCGGTCGACCTTTGCGAATCCCCGCGGGCAATTCATCGACCGAATACCAACCAAACCCCTGAACGTGGCGCTCGTGCGACGCATCAAGGGAGTCTCTCTGTTTGAACAGTAGATTGGTATAATGCTTGATAACGTCTTTGACTTTCCCTTTTGTTCGCTCATGCATGCATAGCCTGGTTCCCTCCCAAATCGGGTATGGATGCATGACACGACGGTCCAATATAGACTCAAGACTGCGGCCACTGACCGTCAGCATTGACTGCTTACTATACTCTGTATTAAGCTCGACCTGCTCGATAATCATGAGCTTGTTCGTGCCCTTGGTGTACAGGTAGTAGTCGAGTTGATAGATCTGCAGGTTCTCCAGGGTTCCAGGAACCGTAAGCTTGAAATCGCCGAAGCCGTGGAACCTCTCAGTCCAGATGATGGACTTGTAGTCCTCGCAGATATGCTGGAGAACCATGGCCTCGTCGAAAACCGCAAGATACATGTCACACCCCCTGATAGAGAACGTCGGTCGAGAAATATACGTCCGTGAGATTCGGATCGTTCATAGCGATCTGGAACTCGTTGACGCCAGGCCTAAGTTTGAGCCAATCAGAGTTACGATCCAGTGCCGCGATGAACTTGTCCTTGCGGCCGCCCCGATTTCGGATGATGGACTTGCGTCCTGTCCTGGAGTTGACCGTGACGATGTCGCCACCCACGATGGGATCGACCTTGTAGTACGTCTTGTCGAGAAATGCCCCGGTGAGCTTGAACTGGTCGCCGGAGAACGTCTCGGTCACCGTGATTGGAAGCTTGGCTCCGGGACGGAAAGTGAAGACCATGGTGAACCCGGTCTCCACGTCACCCTCATAGTCAATAGTGGCGGACAATAAACCGCGGTCCTTGCTGAACTCCAGCGACGGGGACGGCTGGTCCATGAAGTCGAACTCGAAAGATGGGATCTCCCTGGACCAGTCAAGGTTCTTGTCGATGCTGGCATCCGCGTCATGCCAGTAAGCATCCGGACATAGGATGGAGATGTTGATCTCCTGTTCCTTCGAGAATATGTCCGACTCAACCGTCTCGACATACCCCTCGGTCTTGACCCGGCGCTTGTCCGTGTTGATATACACAGTCATGAGCTGCTTGATCTGGAACCAGGAATATATGCGCTGCCTGCTGGTCTCGATGTCGGGCATGGGCAACGGCGCGAGTTTGATCTTGAGGTTCCTCATTCCCGCCCTCGCGCCGTTGAATATAGCCACATCCGTAAGAGCCAGTTCAGTCGTGTTGATCGAGGCCTTCGTAGCCGACAGGCCGTCAACGGATTTGACAGCCACGCCAATCCCCCAAGGATCCCTCAGAGGAAGAACGACACGTTGCTGTCGGTACGTAAGAAACTCGATTGACTCAATCATAGCTCGTACATGGCTCCCTTCACCTGCTCGATCTGGTTACGAGTCTGGCGGTAGATCTCCGCCTCGGACAGCGCCTTAGGCGAGTTGTTGTACTGGTTGAACACGAGACTTGTGCCCTGGTTGTACGTCTCGCTGGGGGCGGTGTCATTCGACTTCACCGGAGTGCTAGTAACGACTCGTCCCGCGAGCTGTGCAGTCGCCGTCGTCGTGAGAGTGCCAGTGATCTCCTCCTTGGGGAGGATTTCGTCGAGACGACCTGCCTGCTCCTCAACCCGCGATAGGTCCAGAACCGGCTTGATCGTCGGATCGGCATTCTCTCCGAATGCGTTGTTCCAAATATCCTTCGAGTTACCGAAGCCCTTGGACAACGCGTCGACGGTGTCAGTGGCCATGGTGGTGGCCGCCGCGATACCCTGCTCAGTGTTATCGGCGATACCGTTCGCAAGACCCTGCATCAGGAAATCACCGATCTCGTACATCACCCTCGAAGGGGAGTGGATGCCGAATGCTGCTTTGACCTTCGAAACAACGGTGCTACCCATACTCGTAACCGCACTGGCGATAGAGGAGAGTTTGCTGGTGATCGCGTTCTTGAGGCCGTTGACCAGCTGGATACCGGCATTCTTCATCTGTGCGACGCCCGTAGATACGAGAGTCTTGATGCCGGTGCCGATGCCCCTAGTGATTGCACTGATGAGTCGAACGCCCGCCTGCGCCATCGCTTCGGAGTTGTTCTCGATTGCGTCAGCAAGCCCGTTGATGAATTTGATGACGGTCTTGGCCGCTGCATCAGTGATTCGCGGCATCTCGTCGCCGAGGCTGGTGATGAACGCCACGATACAGTCCGTGGCCTTCGTCCCGATCTCAGGGATCTTCTGACTCAGACCATCCAAGAATGATATGAGGACGTCCGACCCCCTCTGGACCAACTGCGGCATGTTATCAATGAGAGCCTGCGACAAGGTCAGGATCAAGAATATGGCACAGTCGATCAGAGCCTGGGCGTTGTCGTATATGACCTGGATGATCGCCAGGAGGATCGTGGTCATGAGCTGAACGAACGTCGGGATAGACTCAATCATAGCCTGAGCGCCAGACGTCAGGATAAGTTTGAGGTACTCGACGATGGTGCCCGAATTGTCGATGAGGACCTGCATGAAGTTGATGAAGCCCTCGCCGAGCGCCGTACCCATCGCAGGCATTCTCTCAATGAAGCCGTCGACGGCCGCGAGGAATGTCTGGACACCATCGGCGCCCGAGGTCGACAGGTTCGCGATGGCATCAACCAACTTGGCGATACCCTCGGTCGCTAGACCAACACCCATCCCGATCATCAGGATGGCGCCGCCCAATGCGAGTAGACCGACTGCGGCGAACTCGGCAACATACCCGACAGCCACAAGAGCGGCCAGTCCAAGAGCCATGATAGCAATACCCTTACCAGCCGTGGCCCAGTCCATCTCGCCCAGCATCCTCATCACAGGTGCCAGGAGAGCAAGCGCCGCTACCGTCACGAAGAGACCCGCGGCACCAGCGAGGCTTCCGCCGCCGATGGAGCT